TACCGTAAAGATACGACTTATTTAACGCCTTTAGAGCATTATATCTATCGCACTTTGATTGATTGGTACTACCTAGATGAGCAGCCAATACCCAAAGAAACCCAGTTGGTTTTGCGTAGGTTAGGGTTGGGTTCTGATGGGTTACCACTTTTGCAAAATGTGCTGTCTGATTTCTTCATTGAGGACGAAGAAGGGTACAAACATGAGCGAATTGAGGAAGAATTAGCCAAATATCGACTAAAAGCAGAAACCGCTAGAGTCAATGGTATCAAGGGCGGCAGACCGAAAAAACCCAAGAAAACCCAGCCGGTTAAAAATAGCAACCCAGAAAAAACCGGATCGAAAGCTAACCATAAACCAATAACCAATAACCATAATACTACGCACAAACCAAAATTAGAGCGTCCAGAGGACGTTGAAGTGCAGGTCTGGGATGATTTCTTAAATCACCGTAAACGCTTAAGAGCAGATGTAACTAAGACTGCCCTTAACGGAATTATCAGAGAGGCTAAGAAAGCCAAGCTGCCTCTTAACGATGTCTTAACGGAAATTGTTTCTCGCGGCTGGCGTGGCTTTAAGGCAGAGTGGTTATCAGAACAAAAACAAACTAAGAATCCATTTGCAGGGGGCATTTAATGCAGGAGTTGAATGATATTGACTTTGAGAAGTATCTCGAAGATCACGAGAACAGGAAGGTGGCACAGCACATCGAGCTAATGACGGACAACCTAGAAGAAGTCCATGATTACATGATTAACGGGTCAGTGGTAAACGGTGATCCTTTGGTCTGGCAGAAAACATGGGATTTATGGCGTGCAAGACCTTCTGAGTTGACTATCTGGGCAGGTGTGAACGGTAACGGTAAATCAACTGCACAATCGATGGTCGCAGCATACTTTAACGGCAAGTCAGTTATTGCATCGCTTGAGATGCCAACCAAGACCACAAAGGCAAAGATGTTTCGCCAGGTAACGGGCGTTGCTAATGCTTCGCTTGATTACTTACGGGGAATGGCTGAGGAGCTAAAGGATAAGATTTACCTCTACAACAAGGTTGGTCGAGTAACACCAGATACGATTCGCGGATTGATTGTTTACTCTGCTGAGGTGCTAAAGGTGAATCATGTGTTTATTGACTCACTGGTTAAGTGTGGTCTTGGCGTTGATGATTACAACAAGCAGAAGAACTTCGTATCTGAGTTATCGGAGCTGGCGAAGGAATATAAAATTCACATCCATCTTGTAGTCCACATGAGAAAGGGTCGCGATGAAACGGAATTACCGGATAAGTTCGACATCAAAGGAGCGGGTGAGATAACCGACTTAGCGGATAACGTCCTTATTGTTGCGAGGAACACTAGAAAACAAATCGCCCTACAGGATATTGACCTAACAGAGGTTGAAGCGGATGAGTGGGCTAACCAACCTGACGGCACTATTCGTATTGCTAAAAATCGACATGGTGAGTTCGATGGCAAGTTTAACTTTTGGTATGACCCTGCCTCTCAGCAATGGTTAGAGAGTAAGAATCAAAAACCCTACGTCTACAAAAGATGGAGCAGAAATGACAAGAACTCAATTACAAAATAACGCCTTCTACAAGTACATCCGAATCCTAGCCGAAGCATTAGAGGCGGGTGGTTACGATATGCGTGAGGTGATCAAAGTTCCCATTAAGCCAACGATGGAAAACGTAAAGAGCGAGATGGTTGACCCTGTGATGAAGGCTTTGTACCCAGAATTAAAATCATCCTCTAAGCTAACGACTGTACAAATGCAGGAGTTGTATGAGGTAATGAATCGAGCAACCTCTGAAAGATTGGGAATCAGCATTGAGTTTCCTTCTAATCACGATTGGGGCGAAAATGAATGACGCGAATGCACTAACGCCTGACGATATCCGTCTAATCGAGATGTTATGCGAAGAACGCTCCAGCTTAAGACGGCAGATGCTAGAGCTGAGTAATGAATCAATCGCTGAGAAGTTTGAAATACCGGTTGAGGAAGTAAAACGTATTTCGTACTACATGACGAAACGGAGATATCGGAAGTGAAGATTAACCAGGCTGATGCAGCCTTCTCTAAGTGCGTTCGAGAGCGTAATGACTGGCACTGTGAAAAGTGCGGCAAACAGTACGATAAAAACTCAGCAGGACTACACTGTAGTCACATCTATTCACGCCGACACAGAACGATCCGATGGGATGGCATGAACGCACAGGCTTTATGTTTTTCCTGTCACCAATGGTATGGCGGTAATCCTGCCGACTCAGGGCTGTGGATAACTGACTTGTTGGGTGAAGGTCACATGGCTATACTCCGCGAAAAGCGCGATTCCAGAATGAAAGTACCCAAGATGGAAGAAAAGGATATCGCTAAACACTACCGCGAGCAGTTAAAGATACTCGAACAGAAACGGGCTGCTGGTGAATGTGGTAGAATAGAATTTGAGTCTTATCAATAACTTATCACGGGAAAGTTATGTATCAGTACACGATTAAGCCTATTGGCGATCTGATTCCGTATGTGAATAACTCACGCACACACGATGAGGAGCAAGTTACTCAGTTAGCCTCATCAATGAAAGAGTTTGGTTTTACTAATCCTGTATTGATCGATGAGCAAGATGGGTTAATAGCAGGTCATGGTCGTGTATTAGCGGCTAAACGCTTAGGGCTAGAGGAAATACCGGCAATCATTGTCGATGGCTTAACGGAAGCTCAGAAAAAGGCGTTAGTCATTGCGGATAACCAGTTGGCGTTAAACGCTGATTGGGATATGGAAAAGTTAAGGATTGAAGTCGAAACTCTTGATGAGCTTGATTTTAATCTTGATATATTGGGATTAGATAACCTAGATGCGCTTAGGTTTGATAGTGATTGCGAAGCAGAGCTTCCTGATTTAGCGTCTGGTGATAAAGAGCCTTATCAACAAAAGACTTTTACCTTGCATGATGAGCAAGCAAGCATAGTGGAAGATGCGGTTACTTTAGCCAGGACTAATCCTTTAGCTGATACTGGAATCAACGAGAATTCTAATGGCAACGCTATCGCTTTAATTTGCCAACAATGGTTGGAAGCTAATGGCTAGTGCAAAGGATATTTTAGTAAAGCCAATCAAGGCGGCAGCGGCTAATGCTTTGGTAAAGCGAGTGCATTATAGTGGTAAGGTTGTATCGAATAGTAATTTGCATTTTGGAGTATTCCTAAATGGAAGTCTCGAAGGAGCTATGTCGTTTGGTTCGCCTATTGATAAAAGAAAAGTTGTTCCACTGGTAAGGGATACGTCATGGAATGGAATGCTAGAACTAAACAGAATGGCGTTTAGCGATCGACTGCCACGCAACAGCGAAAGTAGGGCAATGTCTATCGCTTTCAAAATGATTAAGAAGAATTATCCGCACATCGAATGGATTTTGTCTTTCAGTGATGGATGTCAATGCGGTGATGGTACTATATATCGAGCAAGCGGATTTATTTTAACTGCCATTAAGAAAAATAGTCGGCTTTTTAAATTAAGCGATGGCTCGGTTTATCATAAGCTGAATTTTGAGCAAACAAGACCGACAGAAGTGCAAAGAAAACTGAGAAAAAAACATAATATGCCAAACTCAAGTGTTTCAGCTTTGCTTAAAAAAGAAGGTGTAGAGGTTATAGAGGGCTACCAACTCCGATATATCTATTTCCTAAATCCTGAAGCTAGAAAACGATTAACCGTTCCTGTGCTACCCTTTAGCAAGATTCAAGAAATGGGTGCAGGAATGTACAAAGGTCAAAAGCGTGTTAAAGAGCAGGAATCAGAGAACCCCTCTGATCTGGGCGGTGCGACTCCGACCAACACGCTCCAACAATGAGCCATCTTTTATGTCAGAAGAAAAGAACAAAGGTGGCAGAAATACGATTCCTATCGACTGGGAAAAAGTCGACACTATGTGCGGCATTCACTGCACTGGTGAGGAACAGGCTGCCATTCTAGGAATAGATTACGACACCCTTAACTCAGCTTGTAAGCGTGAGAAGGGAATTGGTTTTTCGGACTATTTCAAACAAAAGTCTGCGGGCGGCAAAATGTCACTAAGGCGCAAGCAATACACCACCGCAATGGATGGGAATACGACTATGCTTGTCTGGCTAGGTAAGAACTGGCTTGGGCAAACAGACCAGCCTACATCAGGCGAAACAGACTTAGAAAAATACTTTGTCGACTCAAAGAAAAATGATACTGAGTGATCCACAAGATGCCATCTATTACGCCGATGCTAGA